TATGACGCCAATCTCGGATTGAAAAACTTACTTTCAGTCGTTGAAAATTGCGAACGGCCCTCGAACACTTCTCAATAGTGGCTTCAGAGCAGCCCTAGAGCGAGTAGGATGTGCCCTGAGAGAGCAGCATCGCACCTAGGAGAGCGCCGACGCTCACCAGGGCCACCACGTCCCACCTTCCATTGCCCACCAAACCGGCACGCGAAAGGAGTGTCACCGCAACCGTTGCCCAAGCGAGCACAAACCAGCGCGCCCACGGCTCGCTCAGGTACGGCTCAGCGTGGGCGCTCATGTGGGCGATCGCAATGCCCCCCCACATGGCCAGTGGGGGCCAGTAGTCGGTAAGCGTGGCCCAGACGTTGCTGATCGTGTCCCCCACGGCATCATTGAAAACAGCGACGTAGACGTCGTACCCACCGATCACGACGAGAAGCACGACGGCGATGTAAACGAGCGTCCAAAGGCGTGCGATCATACCAACGTCAGTCCAGTGGTGGTGAGTACATCGGATTCGGTGAACTTCGAGGACCTGTCGGACGCCGCATCTGGATGCGACGTTTGGAAGAGGGTGCCGGGGGCGTACACCTGCGCAGGCAGCTCCGTGGGCTGCCTCGAAACGCGCTCCAGGCCGCTGTAGCCCTCGATGTCGGCGATGCACTGAAAGAAGTGCACATTTGCAGGTAGGCTCGCCAGCGTGCCGAGTGCGTCCTGCTCTGCCCCGAGGCTCGCCGCTCCGCAAAAAGTCAAGGTGAAGCTACAGACGACATGAGCGTCTCCAGCGCCGTCTTCTGCCGGATGCGTTGTCCAGTCAGGCGGCAGGCCGCCTTCTTCCGCGGCAGCCACGAAGCGCTGGATGCCCGGCTGCAGATCGGCCGGGGCAGTGATCCAGTACGAAAAGAGCCGCTCGTGACGCTTTATCGCCCAGTCTCGTAGGTCACTCGGAGGGAGGGTGGGCAGCAGCGGACGCATCTCGTGGTCACGAACGACCGGCTCCGGATCGGAGGCGTAGGTGAGACGGCCAGGCGCGTCCCCCTCGGACGCCCGCTGCAGGCGCGAGACCTGCCCTCGATGTCGCACCCACAGGAGTGCCCAGTCACCCTCGTCCGTACGAGCGGACGCAGCGTTGGGCGGGAGGCTGTCGGTAGGAGTGATGATCGTTGCCATGTCAGTTAGTAGTATCCTCCAGGAGAGTAGCTTACAGGTGCGCCCGCCCCGCGAATGCTGTCGCGAAAAAGGCCATTGTCGAGGTCGGACTCAGAGGGGCCACTTGAGTCGTCGATCGCATCTTGTAGTGACGCCCACCCGTCCGGTCGGGTGCCGGATGCCGGCCAGATGACAGCGTCTCCCGAGACGGCTGCGCCGAGGGTCACTTCGGTGTTAGTAGATCCGTTGACGCTGCCAGGGTCGGTGGTGCTGCACATCCACTGTGTGCCGGTCGAGTCCTCGACTAAAAAGAGCCGCTCACCCGGCGCCTCCGTCCACAGGTCCCCGAGTCCATCTGATGCGCCTGGGTCGGTAGGGCTGGGGAAGGCGTCGACGCCAGTGGCTGTGTACGTCTCTCCGGTCTCCGGATCAGTGTAATTTACGTCTTGCGCAGTGAGGTCCCCGTTGAGAACGAAGAGGCCGTCACCTGTCGTAGGGTCGGCGTCCACGACATCATGGGCGGCAAATGCATGCCCTTCGACGCAGGCCTCTGCAAGCGGATGAGCCAATCGTGCGTTTGATGTCCAGCTGAAGGTTGACCTCCGCACGCATCCGACTTGTAGCCGGCTTTTCCATGCATCCCAGCCCATCTCGTCCGGGAAGATCTCGTCGTTATTTCCTCCTTGATCCCACATATCGAGGTCAGCAAAGGACCGGAGCCATGGTGTAGGCCGCTGAGCAGACCCGGGCATCCAGCGAAATTGTTTGTTTGTGTTTCTATTGGTCCAAAAGATGAGTGTAGAGTTTACATAAGCGAGATTCTCGTCATTCCACGCTTGGTGCCTCCCCCAGTCAGCCGTTTTTAGTGGTAGGTCAGATAAATTTGAAAACGGGCCGTTGATGGTGGGACCAGGTGAAGAACTCTGGGCTGTATCTTTTGCGGTGATGTCTTCTAGGTTTTCATAGACCGCAACGTCAGAGGTATCGATGATCGCATCTTCATTTTCACCGAAGTCTAGGCTTTTGATTTTCGATGGATCATCCACCGTGACCGTAGCGAGGTCGACTGGGATGCGAAAGATCAGATCTTCGACCGCCACCACCTTCGATAGATCGATCGGCTCGGGACTGTACCCACCGACGCTGCCACCAAGGGTAACCGAGACGACATTGTCGAGAGACTCAGACACGAGCTCAGGGACATAGTCTCCATCGGTGTCATACTCGAACGGCGGGGTGGTAGACAGCCCCTGCCGGGCATCTCCTTCTCCATCGATGAAGCCGTGAAAGAGGCTATCGCCGGGCGCCTCCGTGACGGACATGTCAAGGGTATCGCCCGCATCGGCGTGGATCGTAGTGATCTGCTGTGCGTCGACCTGTGAGCCGGCCCACGCCGGGCTGACGACGCAACTGGACCCGACACCGCCCCTGAGCACGCCCCGCGGCGTGCCCACCTGTACGACCTCCAGACTGGGCCGGGACGCCACGCTCTCAAGGCTTGCGTAGAGGCTCCAGATCGACGCCGACGAGATGCCCAGGCCCGAGTACTTCCCGCCGGAGAGGAGCAGCTGCGGCGGGCTGCCGATCCGAGAGGAGTCCGACACCCCGAGCGCAGTGTCCCCAAAGTCCTGCGCATCCAGTTCGCCCGTCACGCCGGTCAAACGCACCTCCGCGCCGCCCATCGGAAACGGCATCGTGAGCTCGATATTGTCGGTGCTGGACACCGTGTCCGGAATGCCCTCCACCCCCACGCTACAGGCGTGCTGCGCAGTCCAGACCGGCCCAAAATACCCGCGCTCAGGGAGACCGTCCGAGCCCCGGATACGCATCGGCTGCGGCACCGACAGCGCACTGGACGTTATGACCGTCGCACTCACCCCGTCGTGCCGCTGAATCGTACTGGACCCGTCCGAGAGCAGCACGATCGGATCAGACCCGGATGCGGTCACGCCCTCGGCGTCATCGACGAAGACGAACTCACCCACGGAGCCATAGGCTGAGCCATGGTTCTGCAGTCGGTGGTTCCCAGTGCTATCCACTCCCGTACTCAGCAGACGGGACCCGTCCCAGTACATCGATAGCATGGTGGTCACAGGCGGATCATAGGAGGCAGACGCGTCGATCGTCGACGCCCCTCCGTACCACACTGAGGAGTACTCGTAGATGGTGCCGTCCTGCGTCCCGACCAGCAAGTTGCCGGCGTCGCCCACCGTCACGGCCGCCACACCTGCGAGGTCAGACCCGCCTGTATCCCGCACAGTGAGAGGCGAGTAAACCTCAGATCCATCCAGCCGATGAAAGCGGATCGCACTATCGCCGTACGACGCAATGGCGAGCACCTCCTCACCGTCGTCATCGATGACCTCCAGATCTTGCTGATTGCCCGCACCGATGTCGATCTTTCTGTACGCATCGCCGTCCCACCCGTCGTATAGGTAGACCTCCTGCGACGCGTGATCGGTGGCCGCAAGACTGCCGTCCTGCAGGAGCGCGATGCCGCGCGCATTGTCGGGGGCACCGGGCGTCGAGGTGTCCTCCCACGGAATGGGAGAAAGCAAGTTGCTGCCCGCCACAACCGGCGTCGTAAACGTACGGGTTTCGAGTCGAAGCATGCTGTTTGCGACGTCTCGAAGGCCCGCAGAAGCCGGCTGTACGCTCAGGTTCGTCGGCTCGGCGAACACCATGTGGCTGCCGCTCGGGCCGCTCAGGCCAATGAAGCCCACACGGTGCCCGTACAAGCGGGACTGCTCTTCCATCAGCCGCGCCAGCGATAGGATCTCGCTGTCGTTGATGGGGATTTCGAGCGCCGTCGTGCGCCGCTTCGGGTGCACGGTGCCATCAGTGAGGACGACGGTGTCTTCCTCCACGTCTGGAATAGCGGCGCCTTTCAGCATCATCCTGGGACCGACATCGAGGGCATTGCCGATGCACTCCTGGTAGAAGACCCCGCGCTGAATGTGAAGACGTTGGATCATATCAGGGTGATGACTGCATCGGGGATTTCGACGTCTTTGAGCTCGGTGCTGGTCCCCTCGTCCCCGGCCAAGTGCACCACGCGCCCCTTGAGCGGGACGAAGCTCGTATGGGCGGCCGCCCCTGGCTTGCGGGCCTCCACGCGGGTGCCGAGGGGCACCAGGGCGTCCACAACGGTGGTCTCCAGTCGCTCGTGCGGCGGGGGGCGGACGGCGAGAAGGTTGATCGCTCGCCAACGGCTGAGGCGGATGTACGGGCTCGACGAATACCGATCAGATCGCCATTCTTGCGCCGGCACCTCGCTGCCATCTGTCAGGACGGTCAAAAAACCGCCAGCATCGCTCTCAATGGACGTGCGGCCCTTTTCGCCGGACGTGTAGGAAACGGTCTCAATCCGCTCGTACTTGTTGTTGAGACCGAAATCATCAACGGGGTTATCGGTCAGCTTGCGTAGCAACTGGAGCTGTACGGTCTCAATGATTACATCCCCGCTAACAGTATCACTGAACCCCACCCCTATCACCCCAAAGCTAGTCGCAGAAGCATCGGTTAGGAGCGAGTCCACATCGAAGAAGATGGAGAAGCTCCCATCATCTCCCGCTCCTTCTATACGATCAGTGGCGAGACCTCCGAAGCCATCGAGGTACACCCCGGTGTTCAACGTGAGACCCGTGTCGGCGTCCGTGTTGCTTTCAAACTTGAGGCTGATCACGTCAACCTGCCCCTTTATGTCGAACTGGGTGAGGTCAACTTCCTGCCGCAATTCGTTATCGGTGGAGGCGTTTGATGCCGTCGAGGCTGCGTACCCGTCTGAGTTCCGTTCCCAGTGCCCATTCTTTGTCGTATAGTACTCGAAGTCGGACCCGTTCAGCGTTGCCTCAAATCCAGGGTCGGTCATCCAATTCCCGATCTCGAAACGAACGGCTTTTACACTTTCCTGCGTCTTCAGGGCATCCTCGGTATCGACCGCTTTGCCGCCTGGAAGCTCCCCGACGCTCTCGGTGTGCTCAGGAAAGGTGTAGCTCGACCACGACGAGCCGTCGTACCGCGCGCCTGTGACTGGGGCGCCGATGGCTGCAAAATCGACCACCGCCCACGCTCCGAGACGGATGTCCTGGTAGGCCACGGCCCCGAGGCGGCCGCACAGGTCGTCCAGCTGGGCACGCAGGCTGCTGCCCTCCAGGCCGGTTTCCCGCTGCTCTCCCGACGGCCCATTCGGAGCGGGGGGCTCGTACGAGCGCGCGTTGCCCGCAATGGGGCGCCACTTTTCGGGGCCGACCACGTCGCCCTCAATGGTCTCTGCCGTAAGATCGGTATAGAAGGCGATCGGCAGAGTCGGGTTCGCCTGTGCAAAAGCCTCGACGAGGAACTGACGAACATCCCTGCTCCGGGCATTGATGGACGTGCCGTCTGCCCCCAGCGCCGCCATCCGGTCGAAACAGGTGATGCGCACCTCTCCCGGCCCGGTGCGGCGCGTCAACCGGCGCGACTGCAGGGTGCTCTTCACGTAGCCGTACCACGTGCCCATCCGTCGCGGGAGGTCGAGCTCCACCTCGAATCGGGTCTCTGCAAACACCGTTCGAAAGAGGCGTTGAAAGGCCCTCGAACGCGTGTCAGAAAACCGCAGGTCGAAGAAGGAGCCTATGGTGGTGGGGAGGTCGGTCTCGGCCGTGGCGGTGTTTCCCTGCTGGAGCCGCAGCTCGCCCTTCGGCGGCACGGTACGTAGCGACGGCGTGCTCCCGTCCGGGGCCGTGTCGGTGATGCGCACCTCTCCCGGCCCCAGGCCCGTCCGCACCGGCGCTTTGTAGATGAGAGTGCTCACGTCGTTTCTTCGAGCTTGGCTTTGAGTCGATTCACGGTCTCCAGGAGTTCAAACTCGTCCGGGCCGGTCACATTGAGGTCCAGTCGGCCTTCCATCTCGCCCTGAATCTGTCGTGCCCCCGAGCCGGCCGTGCGGCTCGACAGCACCGACATCGCGCCGCGAATGGCCGAGGCGTTCTCGTTCGTGAGCACATTCGAGGCCGGCGGCAAGGCCACGATCTCGTTGCGGTGTACCTCTGCCAGGCCGCCCGAAAAGTCGTCCACCCCGTGCCGAAAGCCCGGCACGTCCACTCCGGCGGTCATCTCCCCGCCACCCTCCACATCTGGTCGGGTGGTGCGAGGTTGGCTGCTACTTCCCGAATTATCCGGGGTCGCTAAATCTGCCACCTGTGATTTAATGGCAGTTCCGAAGGCAATCAAAGCCGCGCCTGCGGCCGCCGCAACTACTGGATTAAGAGAGCTGAGAGCGCTACGTATTCCCTCAATACCGATGGCGGTGGCAATTGCGATTCGTCCGAGGCGGATCAGCAACGTGCCAAGTGTGTCAGCAATCGCGGCAAAGATGCTTTCACCTTCGGCAGCAGCCTGTGCAGCTGATTGAATTGCCGACTCAATTCCGGTTTCAATCGCGCGATTGAACTGCTGGGAAGCGTTCGACGACTTCAGCATCTCTCGCTTCATCCCTTCCAGATCACCGATCGTCGCCTGGATTTGCGAACGCATGTTCGAAGAATCCACGCTGTCCATCCGGCGCTGAAGGACGCCGATCGCGCTGTTGATTTGCCGAACGGTCTCGGTCTGAAAGTCCTCGGCCGACAGCTCCGGCGCCTCGATCGTGTCGGGACCAATCTGGCCTTCGAGCGGCCCTTCGCCTTGCCGCTGCTGTCGGATGTTGATGCTGCGCTGAATCTCTTCCCCGCGCTGGTACTCTTCCCTCGCCCTCTGGAGCTCCTCTCCAACTGTGGTCGCAAGTTCGAGACTGGCGGCCTTCAGGTCTTCCATCCGCTGGGCCTGCTCGGTGAGGCTCTCGGCCGCATCCTCTTCCGTTTCGGCCCGGTCGGCCGTCGTCTGTGCGTAGGCTTCGGACAGTTGCTTCGCGGCCTTGAGGCTTCCAACCTCCGACTCGACAGCCGATACGGCCTGCTTTGTCACCTGCAACCGATCCTGTTCATCCTGGAGGCGCTCCTCAATCGTCTCCTGAGAGGCATTTTCGAGGTTGAGGCGCTCCCGCACGTCCCGCTTGATCTGCTCCACCGTGCGCTGCTCTTCTCCGGTCGCCTGGTCTTCCGCGATCTGCTGGCGTACTGATTCCCGAACCTCCGGAATGTCGCTCGTGAGCCCAACCAGTCGCTCCAGGTCCTCGACGTTCGACTGGATCTCGTCCCGTTCGGTTTGCAGCTGGTCACGCACCTGCTTTGCCTGGTCGAGCGTAGCGGCCTCAAAAGACTGAACCTCTTCCGAGATCTGGAACATGTCTCCGGCCGCATCTTCCAGCTCCTCTTTCCACTGGGCCGTTGCCTCTCGGGACCCTTGGAAGAAGTCCATGATTTTCGGCCCCAGAGCAATCAGGGCCTGAATGGCAAGCACGGCCCCGGCCGGCCCCACGATCGCAGAACTCAGCTGATTGATCGCCTGCTTTCCGCTGCCGGCCTGCTGCACCATCAAGGACGCCTGCTCAGCTGCAAACCCGATGTTATTACCCATGCCCTGAAGACCGTACTGCGCATCCTGAGCAGTATCCCCGAGAGAAAAGAGAAGCTCACTGGCATTGCCGCTGCTGCCGCCCAATCTACTTGTGGAAGACGCGGCCTGCTCTGCCTCCTCCGCTACCCGATCTACATCCGAAGCAGTTTCCTGAGCCGCGTCCCCCATCCGATCGAGGCCCTCCGACCCTTCCTGTCCGGCCTCTTGGCCCGATTGGGCCACGTCGTCCAACTCCTCCTGCACGCCGGAAAGGGTCGTCGACACAGTTTTCCCCCCGCTGGTCGTGAGCCGCAATTCAATCTCCTCAACGTCAGATGCCATGAGAAGGGGGGTGTTAGAGGTGGTCTTCGAGGTTTTCCGTCAGCTCGTCGACGGCGCGCATCAGGAGGTACGTCATTGCGTCCACCAGCTCCATGTCGTGCCAAAGGGACTGGTGTTCGCTCGGGTCGAAGCGGGACAGCACGCGAGCCATACTGCCCCCGCCGCCCCGGTTCTGCATCACCTCCCACACGCCGGACCGATCGGCGTAGTGCTTGGCCCGCATGGACGCAATCACGAGGTGCTGCTGTACCAGCTGCATCCACGTCTGCCCTGCGGCCGTGGCCACGCGCTCGGCCACCAGTGGCGGGCAATCATGCGCCGGCGCGATGACGTCCAGCACCGCCTCCCCGGTGCCCATGTACTTTGGCAGGTCCACGCGAAGGGCCAGAAGGTCGTCCAGGTGGACGTCCTGAATCTGGCACAGGCGCTCCAGCCGTCCGAGCGTCACCGGGGCAAGGGTGAGGTCAACCTCCATCGCAGGAAATTAGTTCTTCGTGATGCTGTAGATGTCGGACGTATCGCCGCCGGTGGTCATCCCGTTTACGATCACCACGCCGTACTCTGAGCGGTCGGCCTTGGCGGGGCCGTGGGCTACGAAGCTCAAAATGACCCGCTTGTAGGTGACCTCCCACACCGGATTGCCGCTCCCGTTGCTCTTCAGGCTGGTGATGCGAATGAAGACCTCCGTGCCGTCTTGCTCGGCCTGCTCCAGCGTGTCGAAATCGGTGGTGGCCATCGACGTGAACCGGAGGTTGATCTCCTGGTCCTTGCCGTTGTTGAGCTCACGGTCGTCGGCCAAAGCGATCGTCACGGCCTCCGGGTCGGGAATCTCCGAACCCTCCGCAATTTTGTTCCGGTCCATCGTGATCGCGAAGTTCGCGTTGCCGCTCGTGTCGAAGTCGTCGGCGTCGGCGATCTCCAGCTTTTCGATGCCGCCCGGAAAGTCAAAGTTGGCTGCTGCTGGCATAAGTCTTAGCTGCTGTCAGAGTCAGAAGAAGAATCCTCGGTCGTGCTTCGGGACGAGTCGATGCGGCTGTAGTCGCCCTGGTTCAGTTCCTTAAACTCGCCCACCGGCGCCGTGAAGGTGGCCCCACGCGTGCAGGTTTAGGTGCGCTCGCTCTTTGCGCCCTCGAAGTCCTGGAGCGGAACGTAAATGCGGTAGCGTGCCTCGTCGGCCATGTCGTTTGGATCGGTCGTTACGTGTCCATCGTGAGCGCCACGTCCTGCCCGAATACCCAGACCGGGCCGGGTCGGCTGTTGAGGAAAGTCGTCCGTTGCAATTTGAGCTGCCCGCCGGGGTGGTCGCCGGTGCCCTCCACCTCGACGCCACGCAGCGCGTCGTCGACGCCCTGAATGACTTCGTAGGCCCCGGGATCGCCTCGCAGGCCCCGCGTGAAGGACGCCACGCCAAACTCCGGCAGAATGGGGCGATACTCACCCGAGAGTACCGGGCTGTCGCCGTACGGCGCCTGCCGCAGCACCACCTGTATCGCTCCCCGGCCGTGCCTCAGGCTGAACTGGTCGAGGTCCTTCTCAAAACGGCCGGTATTCAGTTTCGGGAAGGCTGAGCCCAACGCCTCCAGAATGGCGTCCTCGGTCTGCTCAATCATTGCTCTTGCGGCCGGTGATGGCATCGCGAGCATGCGGGGCGATCTTTTCGGCGCTGCGCCCGAAGACGTAGCCTCCGAGCCCCAGCTGGATCACCTTGTAGAGCCACTCCTGAATGGCCGGGTCCAGGTGCGTGCCGGCCACGCCGAACCAGTGGGCCACGATCACCCCAACGAACACGACCATCGTGAACGGCCGCCAGGCCCGCTGATACCAGCTTTCCCCCTGGACCTCCTTCTCCAGGACGCTCCCGCGCTGCTTCACCAGCTGCTGCTTCACCTCCAGCATCTTCTGCTCAAGCCGGACCTCCACCTTTTTCATCAGGCGCTTGGCCTTCTGGCGTTCTTGATCACTGGTAAAGAGGTCGTCGGCCGCGTCCCCGAGGCTGTCGACGACGTCGCCGACGACCGATCCAACGTCAAAAAGACTCGGCATGACATTTAGCTGACAAGTTCAGTCGGAACCTCGATCGTGGGGTCGGGCAGCGGTTCGGGCTCGGCCGCCTCGATAGCGCGGGTGGCCTCGGCCAGCCGCTCGAACTTCTGCCGGCGGGCGCGGCGGCGGACGTACGAGGCCTCTTTGTCGCGTCTCTGCTGGATGCCTACGAGCTCGTGGTCGTCCTGCATGTCGGCCACCACGTCGGCCAGTGCTGCCCAGTCGCACGCCCGCAGCGGTTCGCCGATGACGCGCAGGCCGGGATTGCCCGGCCCGCGGTTGTAGCAAAGGCTCAGGACGACCGTGTGGACGGCGCCCGGGACGAAGCTCTTCATGAGCTCGGGCCACCGACGCTTCGCGGCGATCCAGTACGGGCGGGCCACCTTCGGGAAGATGTCTTCGGCCTGTGACTCGGACAACAGCATCTGCTGAAGGCGCGTGCTCTCCTCCACGCGTCGACGGGCCTTCTTACCGGTGACGCCCTTGCATCGGAGGAGGGCCTTCATCGCCTCGGGCGGGAAAACGTCGTCATAGCAGCTCACCACGAGACTTTCGTCCGCATACCCCAGATCCACCCCAGGGTCCAGCGTGACGCCGGATTGGCCACCGGGCCAGTACGGGTATCCCGCGTGTCCTTCGAGGGCGTGCACCCAAGCGGCGTCGCCGCGAAACCCGTGGTCGTCAAGTGTCGATTGATCGCCTGTTGAAGCCATCGTGATGGGCCGTCGAACGGCTAGTGAATGCGGTTAGTGATCCGGCGTCTGCGCGCCGTCGGGATAGTAGAACTCGTCCAGTTCGTGCGTGAGGGTCGGCGTCTTCGGCGCGCGGTGCTGGTAGGGATCGGCACCGTCTTCGTCGCCGTCCCCATCCGAGTCAATCCCGAGCGTCATGCGCCCCTTGCTAATGGCCCGCAGCACATCCATCGCCTCATCGGACGCTTTCTCGACGCTTTCCGGCGTATCGTCGTTGGGCCGCCGCCGGTAGAGCCGCTCGGCCGTGAGCGCCACCTCCAGCTGGACCAGCAGCGAAGGCGTACTGCTCAACGGCAGCGTGTAGCGGTCCCGCAGGTACGCCTTGATGATCTCCTGGGCGTCGCTACGCACGCTGTCGACGACGTCCGTGTCCACGCTGCCGGACGCGTCATCGTCCGTCAGGAGGCGCACGGTCTCCTCGCCGATCGCGTCGAAAAGGTCCTGGGCGGTGCTGTAGGCCATCGTCTACCAGAGAAAAAGCGCAATGAGAAGGCCGATGCAGACCCCGCACACTACCAGCCCGGCCATGCAGCCGATCAGCTCCAACGTAGACGGAGAATCGTACATGGCGGGTGGAAGGCAGGCTTAGAGGCTGATCTCGATGCCGGCCAGGCGGCCAGCGCTCTCGTCGTTGAGGCGCTCCTGCTGAGCATCGAGCTCGACGTTGTAGACCCACTGGGAGTCCTCTTGCCCGCGGTCAATGACCTCCAGCCCCACGTTGGTCGACATCGCTACATCGGACTTCTCGCCGTACCGTCCCGCGTAGATCGACTGCGTATCGGTCGTGATGCTGCCGGGCTGCTCGTCCTGAGCAATGACCTCAGAGCCGTCCTGAGCCTTATCGGCCTTCAGTAGCGGAACGCCGTTGAAGGTCGGGAACTCGTTGCCGAACTCGTCGGCCGTCCGCTCAATGTTGGATTCAAAGACCGATGTGATGAACGCCTTCATCCGGTTGGACGTCATGATCCATTCAGCCCCACCGTCGATCGACTCGATCAGCTCGTGGAGCTTCACCTTCAGCTTCTGGTGAGCGCTCACGGTCGCATCCGCGTTCCCGGCCTGCAAAGTGAGGGGCGTGGAGTTGTCCACGGCGTAGATCGCCTGCGAATCGCCCATCGGCAGCAGGCTCTCCAGACCGTTCAGCTCCGGCGGGCTGGAGCCCTGACCGCCCCCATTCACGTGCTCGTTCACGAGGAACTTGGCCATCTCCCGAGCGAATTGCCGCAGATCCGACGCCCGGACGCTGGCGATGTCGAAGCCGCGGCGCTCGTGAGCGACGTCGGTTTCGACCTTGTCCCCGAGGATCGCCAGGATCATGTTGGCAAAATCCGGGTCCACCTCGTTGTCCGCGTGGTCGGAGTTGATGGAGCGGTAACCGCCCCCACTGGCCGAGGATGATTTGCGCGGGTTGTCCGAGTTGCCGGGGTGTGGGTAGAACTCCCACATCCCAATGATGGGGCGCTCGTCGATCATCGCACTCACGACCAGCTGCGAGAGCCGGTCGGAGGCGGAAATTTCGGGTAGCGTAGCCATGAGACGCATCGTCGTTGTGAAAAGGAGGCAAGTGTACCGGCTTTCCGGTGCGCGGGCCGGCGGCCGCGTTCCGTCTCTCAACCGGGCGTGGCTGCCCCGTTAACTTTTTGTTGGCGGGACTTACGCGGCACGGGGCGACACCGCTGCCCAGCGGGTATTTCTATAGCTCTCCGTTCGCGGCCATGTCCTCCCGCACCGCCTCGGTGAAGTCGCTGGTGTCGTTGCTAAAGTTCTCCGTGCTGGGCTCCTCGTCGGCCAGCTCCGTGAACAGGTCCTCGTGGTCGAAGGCCTTGAGAAGCGCCTGATAGGCCGCCACCGGGTCGTCCTCCACGTCCTCGCCCGCGGCGTCCGCGAACTCAACGTGGCCCTTGGCGTCCTGCAGGGCATTGTAAATGGCACGTGCACGCGGGCGAATGGCCGGCGGCACGCGCTCCTCCATAAACTGCTCGAAGGCCTGCTCCTGGCTCTCGTCTTTGGCCTGCTCGGCCCGCTCTTCCGCCTCCCGAGCTCGCTGCCGCTCGCTCTGCAGCTCGGCCTGCATCCGGGCCACCTCCTGCCGCATCTCGGCCATCGTGTCCACGTCGTCCATGTCGCCCAGCTCCGCGACGTCCTCATCGCCGGTCTCGTCGCTGTAGCCGGCCCCGCCCTGCTCGGCCCGCAGCTCCCCGAGGGCTTCGGCCGTCACGTCGTCGAACACGCCGGCCAGCGAGTCGAGCACTGCGTCGGGCGGGTCCTCAATCTCTCCGTTCACGATCGAGCGGAGCGTAGATTCGGCGCGGGCACCGTCCCCCTCCATCGCGTCGGCCAGCTCCTCGTAGCTCATGTCCTGCTCCATCATGAGCTCCTCCAGCCGGTCGCCCATCTCGTCCATTTCGGCGTGGTCGTTTTCGTCGTCTTTGCCGGTGTAGGCAAACGCAGCCGACGCGGCGGCCAGCTGGTCCTCGCTAAATGCGATCTCCCCGATGGGCTCCAGCCCTTTCACCTGCGGCGTCTGTGCCCCGAGGAAGGACACGGCCTTGAGGTACGGCCCGCCCTGGAGGTCGTTAAAGAGCTCGACGCTGCGGTTCTTGAACAGGCCTTCGTTGATGGCCCCCGCCATCTCGTCGGTCAGGTCTTTGAACTTCACCAGCAGCTTCTTGCCCTGTGCCTTCACGTCCTCAATCCAGCCGAATGCAGGCCCCTTCTGGGCGTGGTCCGTCGTCACCGGCGCCTCCAGAAAGTCAGCGTCGTACCGGCTGGCGATGGTCTGGAGGTCGGCCTCGGTGAATGCGCCCTGTGGGTAGTCCCCGGCGCGAAAGACCTCAATCCAGTCCGTTTCCTGGACGGCGCCCAAACACATCGGCACCAGAAGGAGAAGCGAAAGGGTCGTCGGCGTGAGCAGGTCGAACATAGCGGGTCGGCTGGTGAGTCGAGCAGGTCAGACAGTGTCGCCAGAATGCACTACCCAACCTCTGCCTCACGAGTCGCGCGTGAAAGTCAATCGTTGACTTTCTGTCCTGCCCGCACACCGCGACCTTGACCGATGCATTATCAGGCGCCTACACGTTCCGGCCCCATGATCCAGAAGGCCATTGCCTTCACGCTCGCTACCATCTTGCTCGCCATGCCCCAGTCTGCTTCCGGACTGGGCAGCGACGTGAATTACATCGAGCTCCTTGCCCAGGGGGGGATGGTCGCCATCCTGGCGGCCATCTGGTACAAGACGTTCCGCCAGAACAACCGGGAGCAGGAGCAGATGCGGCAGACCATCGGCGACGCGTTCCAGGCGACCCGTGAGATGGCCCGCGAAAATCGAGAAATGATGGTCGGCGTCATCAAGGATATGCACTCAACGCAGCGGGAATTGGTGGGCGCCCTGAACCGCCTCGAAGCTCAGCTCGACAACCTTGAAGACTAACCCATGCAGGACGAACTCGAACGACTCAAGGGCAAAAAGGCCGACAAGGAGCAGCGCCTGGAGAACCTCCGGACAAAAGCCAGCTCCCAGTTGGTCCAGATTCGGCGTGCACTCGGGGGGCAATACGTCGAGGACGTGCTCGAAATCGACGTTGAGGAGGCCCGACTTGCCATCAACGACCTCGAAGAAATCGTCCGAGAGGCGCGACAGCTGGACGATCAGATCGATGAGCTCCAGGACATCCTGGATACGTAGCCGGTAGGCCACAGCACGGCGTTCGAAAGCCGTTCAACGGCGTTTGATTTTGGCCCGCTCGCTGATCGGGTAGTATGACCCCTGTGAGCGAGCCATCCGCTTACAGATGCACTCACGGCCTCACGGAAGCGTCGCCCCACGGCCGTATCATCCAAAAGATGATCTCATGGAGTACACCACCAGCCTCCAGGTCCAGTACTACGACCGCGCGGAACGGCTCTACGTCGAGGACGGGCTCAGCCCTCGCGCCGTGGCCCTTCGGCTGCGGGAGGAGGACGGCGACGACGCGCCCTCGCGCCGGACCATTTACAATTGGGCGCAAGACGGCGACTGGGACCGGAAGCGACGGAAGTTTCACGAGGCCGGTGCTGACATTCAGGAGGGCCTCGTCGACGTCATCCGCATGGCGATCAAGGAGGCGATCGCCAACCCGAATCGCGACAGCCTCTCGGCCCTCAAGAACGCCATGAAGTCGGCCGAGATGTTTCAGGAGATGCGGGCGATGGAAGACGCCATCACGAACCTCCAGGAAGAGTCTGGCAACGAACCCGACGAGGTAGAGGAGCGGGCCTACGAGATTGTCGAACAAGCCATCGAGGGGTAGCCCATGCCCGATGAGCCGCATTTATTGCCCTACCAGCAGAGGTGGGTGAAGGACGACGCCGACATCAAGGTGTGGGAAAAGTCCCGCAGGATCGGCGCCACCTACGCCCAGGCCTACGAGGACATCCGCGACGCGCTCCGGAAGGACTGGAAGGTCTGGTTTTCCAGTGCCGACGAATCGGCGGCCGAGGAATACATCGATTACTGTGCACATTGGGCCTCCGTGTTCGACGCCGCGTTTGAGGAGATGGGCGAAACCCTGATCGACGAGGACAAGGACGTGAAGGCCCTCACGATCGAGCTCCCCGAGCACGGCGAAATCAACGCCCTCACCTCCAATCCCAAGCGGTTCCGGTCCAAGGGCGGGAAGGCCGTCTGGGACGAGGCCGCCTGGCACGAGCACCCGGACGAGATGTGGGACGCCCTGGAGCCGGTTACCATGTGGGGCCATCCCATGCGCATCCTCAGTACCCACAACGGCAAACGGTTCTTCTACCAGCTCATCCAGGACATCAAGGCCGGCCGCAAGCCCGGCAGCGTCCACACCGTCGACATCAAGGAAGCGGTGGAGCAGGGCCTTCTCGACCGCATCAAGGGCCGCCCGGCCACCGAGGAAGAGAAGCAGGAGTGGCTCAGCCAGCGCCGCGCCCGCTGCCGCTCGGAGGAGCAGTGGATGCAGGAGTACATGTGCGAGCCCGTCGACGAGGCGGACGCTTTTCTCACCTACGAGATGATCGCGGCCGTGGAGGACGGCGGCGTGCTCTGGCCCGATGGACCGCACGAACAGCGGGACATCGAGGGCCAGCTGTACCTCGGCTTCGACGTCGGCCGGCGCGAGGACCTGTCCGTGATCTGGCTCCTGGAGAAGGTGGGGCCGATGACCTTCACCCGCGACGTCCGCGTGATGGAGAAGACGCCGTTCCGGGCGCAGAAGGACGTGCTCTGGTCGTACTTGGAGCACCCGGCGCTCCGCCGCGCCTGCATCGACGAGAGCGGAATCGGGATGCAGATGGCCGAGGAGGCCCAGGACGACTTCGGCCGACACCGCGTCGAGCCGATTTCCTTCACGAACGCCATCAAGGAGGAGATGGCCTACGCCTTCCGGAGGCGCGTGGAGGAAAAGACGATCGTGCTTCCGCAGTCCCAGGCCGTGCGCGAGGACCTGCACTCGATCAAGAAATCCACCACGTCGTCCGGCAACATCCGGTTCGAGGTGCAGGGCGCCACCGACGGCCACGCCGACCGCTTCTGGGCCGGGGCGCTGGCCACGCACGCCGTCTCGGAGTACCAGGGGCCGGTACAGGCGTCGAGCCGCGACGTCGACCGCAGCTCGGGCCTCACGCACCGCTACGGCCGCGATCTTCGTTCTCTCGGGTAATCACCACGCGATATGGGCATCTGGTCCACCATACGACAGAGCTTTGGCTTCTCCCACCGGCAGGTGCCGGACACGCAGGACGCCCCGTCCACGGACGAAATCGCCACGCGCCGCACCCGCCAGATCGGGAAGCTCATGAACTGGCTTCCGAACCCGGACAAGATCCTCCGGGACACGGGCAAGCACATCGAGCACCTGCGCGAGCTCACCTACGACCAGCAGGTGTTTGGTGACCTCCAGTACCTCTACAGCTCCCTCCGTGAGCATAGGTGGGAGCTGCGGGCCGAAGGGCAGGACGAGGTGATCGAGCGCGTCCGTCGGTGGCTCGATCGTCTCGACTGGGATCGCCTCGACAACGAAATTCTTCAGGGCCGTCTCTACGGCTACCAGCCCCTGGAGGTGATGTGGACCGAAACGCCGGATGGGTTCTGGATGCCCCGCGCGGTGAAGGCCAAGCCGGCCGAGTGGTTCGCGTTCAACCCCGAAAACGAGCTCAAGCTCCGAAGCCGGCTCGGATCGGCCGACGGGCTGCGGGACCTCCCCTGGGGCAAGTTCCTACTGGCCCGCAACAAACCGAGCTTCCGCAACCCATACGGCCAGTCGGTCCTTTCCCGCTGCTTCTGGCCGGCCACCTTCAAGAAGGGCGACATTCGGTTTCTCATCACGTTCGTCGAGAAGTACGGGATGCCGTGGGCCGTCGGCAAGCATCCGCGCGGGGACTCCGACGAAAACATCGGAAAGCTGCTCGACATGTTGGAGAACATGATCCAGGACGCGGTGGCGGCCGTCCCCGATGACAGCAGCGTGGAGCTCAAGGAAGGCGACAAAAGCGGATCGTCCGATGTCTTCTTGAGCGTGGCGAAGTACTTCAACCAAAGAATTGACAAGGCCCTGCTGAGCTCCGATCTCGCGACGTCGTCTTCCGAGCACGGGACGTATGGCCTCGGGGAGGCGCAGCTGGACGAGGTGAGCGGCGCGGTGGTCACCGACCTCTGCCGGCTGAAGGAGAACACGCTGAACCAGCTGCTTCACCGCATCTGGCACTTCAACGGCTTCCCCGAGCCGGTGCCCCGCTTCCGGTGCTACATGGAAGACGAGGCCGGGAAGGAGCACGCCGAACGGGACGAGACGCTTACGCGGGCCGGGGTCCAGTTCACCGAGTCCTACTTCAAGCGTGAGTACAATCTTCAGGACGACGAGTTTGAGGTGGGCACCCCGCAGGGTGGGCAAAGCGGCGCCGTGCCCGGCCGAGCGTCGAACGTGGAGCAGATGGCCGCCCACTTTGCCCAGTTCCAGCAACAGCACCCGCAGACCGACCTCGACGAGCTGGTCGAGGCCGCGGCCGGGCAAGACGAGCTGAACCAGGAGATTATGGCTGAGCTTCTGGAGACGCCGATGCAGCTGGTGCGGGAGGGAGCGAATGCCCAGGAGGTGATGACGGCCCTTGCGCGGGCCTATCCTCAGCTCGACGCCGCCCAGCTGGAGGAGCGGATGCGATCCCTCTTCTTTGCGGCCGAGATGTGGGGCCGCGCTTCCGCCCAGGCCGAGGCCGAAAACGCCGCCACGCCCTCCGACGAACAGATCGATGGGTAACCCATGCCCCAGGACGTTGACCTTACCAACCTGTTCGGCCGCCCGCCCGAGGAGGTCGTCGAGTACTTCCGGTCGAAGGGGTACGAGATTTCTTTCCGGTGGCGCGACGTCTTCCGGGAAGCCCACCAGCGCGCCTTCACCGTCGCGGGCGTCACGAAGATGGACGTCCTACAGACCATCCGCGGCGAAATTGACCGCACTCTCCAGCAGGGCCAGACCTTCCGGGACTTTCAGAACAACCTGGAGGAGAAACTCCGAACGCTCGGGTGGTGGGGCAAGAAGGAGGTCGTCGACGAGGAGACCGGCGAAGTGCGCGAGGTGGATCTGTCTCAGCCGCACCGTTTGCGCACCATCTATCAGACGAACCTGCAGACCTCCTACGCCAAGGGCCGCTACGAAACGCAGTCGAGCACAAAAGACGCTCTGCCGTACTGGAAGTATGACGCGGTGATGGACCAGGCCACCCGGCCCTCCCATGCGGCCCTCAACGGAATGGTCTTCCGGGCCGACGATCCGATCTGGGACAAGCTCTACCCCCCGAATGGCTTCAACTGCCGCTGCTCCGTGCAGGCCCTCACGCGGGGCCAGCTGGAGCGACAGGGCCTGGACGTCTCCGACGGGTCCTCCATTGCGATCCCGAACCACGTGGACCGCGCCTTCCGCTACAATCCCGGCAAGGTCGATCGGGCCGGGACCGACCTCGACGATCGCCCGCCCGACATGGCGGCCGACCACCGCGCCGCCCAGCAAGAGTACTCCCCGCCAAGTAACGAGCAGATCGATGGCTGACTCCATGATCGAGGTCGACGTACAGGACGCCCAGGACATCCTGGAGGGCGTGGCCGATCGGGCCGCAAACACCGGCCCTCTCATGGAAAACCTCTCGGCCATCCTTTTCTCCGGCGTGCAGGACAACTTCCGGCGCGAGGAGGGACCCGGCGGCAATGCCTGGAAAAAGCTGGCCGAATCGACGAAGGAGGAGCGGCGCCGCGAAGGCAAGTGGCCCGGCCCCATCCTTCAGCGCAGCCGCGCCCTCTACAACAGCCTGCAGGCGTTTTCGGAGGACGACGTGGCCGGCGTGAGTACCAACAATCCCTACGCCGCCGCCCACAACTTCGGCGTCGACGACGTCGTGCAAGTCAGCGCTCACACCCGCACCATGACGCACTTCTTCGGGGAGGAGCTCGACGAGCCCCAGGAGGTGGAGGTCTCCGCCCACAAGCGGCACATGCGCATTCCGCAACGGGAGTTTATGTACGCCTCCGAGAACACCCGGACAGACATGCGCTCCGAGGTGACGCGGTGGCTCACCTCGGAGTGACGACGTTCTTTGACTTACTGGCGACCTTATTTCTTTGAGCCGGGGGCGGCTGGCCACCGTCCCCGGTACACACCTCATGACAGGTCGCGACCAGCCTCGTAGGTTGTGATTGTACCGAGGCTAGTGGCGACCTTGTGCATCCGCTTCCAGGCCTTCCTCATTGGCGATCCGCTTTGGCCCTTTTTCTGGACCTCCTGAGACCCGTACAGTTGGCCCGATACTCGCACAATAGAGCTCGAACCGTTCCCGTTGATCTGCGCACTGAATGTAAGGTCGCGAACTGGACCTAGAAAGTCGCTGGGGCCTTTCGGCTGTGTCGTGATCTGTAACAGCTTTGGGTCACTATTAGCGATCTGGAACCCGTATTCCTGAAAGATTTGGGCTGTCCGTCGGTAGGCCTCGTCCGCGGTTGCGTCCACTTCGACAACGATGATCGAAGCACCCATTGGTGCCGAGCTATCATTGATACCGGCGGTTTTCTTTGGGCCAGCGCAGGCAACTATAAAAAGTACAGACAGGACCAAAAGTATTAGAGAAATGCGTCGCATGGGGCCTGTAGTTATGATTCGACAGATTCGAACAATGGGGCATCTTCGGCTTCGTCCGCCGAATCAGCCCGCAGCGTGTCGTACACGAACTCCTTACTCACCCCGAGGCGCACGGCAAGCTCCTTCGCCGTCAGTCGGCCGGCGTGCTCCCGGATGTAGCGTTTCTGCATCTCCGTAACGATCTCGGCCCGCAGGTACATTGATTTCCCAGCGAAGGCGTCCAGCAAAGCAAGCAGGACGTCTTCTCCACAGTGCTCGTACACCAGACGAGCATCGCCTTCGAGTAGGTCCTCAATGTCAATTTGCTCTGCCCACTGCATGGAGTGCGTATGGGGGTTTGGACGTGTGGGGGTATGTGGCTTATCGGTAGCCGAGCTCACGCATTTCGTCGATCTTGTCCTCAATCTCCAGAGCGGCATCCTGGCGATTGTAGCCCGTGGCCCGGACGGTATGTCTCATGGTCCCGTCGCTGGGCGGCGTGTGGCCAGTGTCGCGTAGTGCTGCAAGCTCCTCGTCGTCGAGCTCCCGAGTCATCTCGGCCTGAAGCTCCACGTGATTGCCGTGGTGTGATTCCTCGATTTCGACTCCTTTATACGTCATCGGCTCGGACGGGTCGGGCGGGTCAACGAGGAACTGTTCAGAGCGGAGTACACCGAGCTCCCGAGTGCTGCCGTCGTGCATGGTGACCTCGACATTCTCGATTGCTTGGGCTTCAGACATTTTCAGTCTCGGAGTTTTTCGCTAAGAGTCGATAGGCCCCGACCGTTGTGGTCCCATCGAATCGAGTTTCCACTTCTTTGTCGAGAGTCTCGATTTCGTGGCCTTCCTGACGGAGCTCCAAAATTCGCGCCGAAAGCCGACCGACGCCCAACTGCTGGTCCGCTTCTTTCTCCGTCAGCGTCTCATGACGTTCGAGGTATGCGAGCACCCGCTCCTTATGGGTCATCTCGGAGTAGTCAACCCGCTCGGTAACCCCCGCTCGTGAACGCGGCTCAACGGCCTTTCGATCGCCGCTTGAGGGCTGTTCATCTTCGCCCTCCGGATCGTCTTCGCTGACCTCGAACGGCACCTCCAAATCCTGCTCCTTCGCCATCTCCTTCAGGGCAATGAGCACGGCCTGGACGTCCTCCTGCTCCAGCCACACGAGATGGTCGATTCCCACGTGGTTGGACAGAAACTCGGTCAGGGCCTGCTGTGACGGGTTGCGGGCCACCTCTCTCCACGTGGCCTCTACGAGCCGCAATTGGTCGGGGTTCGCGTAGTGGCCGGGCCGCCCGCGCAGGCTCTCGTACTTGTTCTTGCCCCAGCCCCACTCGATTTCCTCGGCCGGGAGTTTCCCCTGCTGCACGAGCTGCTCATCGAGCATCTGGATGAAGGCGTCGAGCTGCTCCAGGTCGAGCACGGTCTTGGACTCGACCCCGAACATGCCTTCCAACGCGGCATAGTACGCGGCATCGTTCCAGCCGAGCTCGTCGAGGCGCGTGTGGATGGCGCCGTATCTCTTTAGTCGTTCTTCGCTGGCCATCGGTTTGTTGATGGTTGGTCGTTGATCGTGAGTTACGGAGTCCATCGCCACAGCCCGGGTTTGCCGGATGCCGGCTTCGGCGGGTCGCACCGCTCCTTCACCGTGAGCCGCCAGGCGTACCGTCCAGGAGAGAAGTCTCCAAACTCCGACTCGTAGGGGCCGATGAGCTCTCGATCGAGGCGCTCGGTCTTCCGAATATCCTGGAGCTCACATCGCGCGACGACGGCCCCGCGTGGAAGCTCCTTCGCGTTCTCGAATCCGGCCTGCTTCAGCACGGTGCGAAACGGCTCTTCGTAGCAGAGTCGGATCTGATCCTCCTCCCATCGCTTCCCGGCGTGGATGGCGAGGCCGCCACGGTGGTCGGTTCGCCAGTCGCGCGTTTCGAATTGCTTGGCGCCAACGGCAATAAGTGTTGCCCAGGGCTGCCAAATCGTGAGTGCTTGCATGTCGATTGATCTGTTTGGCTGCATCATCAGGACTGGACCACCACGTCCAGCCAACGCCCCCGAGCGGTGGGACCCGGCAGGCGTTTCGCTTTCTATGTGTTTGAGAACCGCTCGGCCGACCGTATGAGCGTGTCTGCGTCGTCCTCCTGCAACACCAGGCGTCTCGTCTCGGGCTCCTGTGGGCGATCGTAATTAGTGTCCTTCGGATTGTCCACGCCGGTGTCCACCATTGGCGTGATACCGAGAGAGTCGATCGTCTGGAGCACCGACTGGGGCGCCAAGTCGGCAGCTTCGGCCCACGCAACTAGCGGTCCTCCCACCGTACCAAACTGACGAGAAAGCCCCACCGTCGGGGCATCTTCTCCATGCGGTACCATCGGTTCGTCTTTAGCCATTGTGCTGGAGAGTCTGAATGAGCGGATTCTGTTCGGAGCGTCGACGGCGAACCTCCCGGCGGATCTGCCGGAATTGCTCCCGGCGGGCCTCGTGATTGTAGTCGAACCGGCCCGCCTTGCCCGGCTCCTTTTCGCCAGCCCCGACGCACGAGAGGCCCGGAGGGGCGTCGCACGTGGGACAGCGGATTTGCCAGTAGGCCGTCGGGGGCTCGCCGTCGTCAAAGGAAAGGGCAGTCTGCATCACGAGCGGGCGGCCGGATCGGGGATCACGAGCATCTGCATGGCCTTCTCGATCGCCGCCTCGTTCACCCGATCGAGATTGTCGTTGATGTCCACGATGTGGGCCGCGCGCTTGAGGAGCTTCGAGGCTACCCGCGTGTTGCGCGTCACCTCGGCCACGGCCCCGGCCACGCCCGGCTCGGCCTCCGGCGTGTGGGCGGCCACCAGCTTGCGCAGGTCCTCGTCCGTCAGCTCGTCCACGCGGGCCTTCAGCCCCACGCGGCTGTAGAGCTGCTTGAGCTCGCCGGTAGTGCCCTGGAGGTGGGCCAGCAGCCGCGGCATGCCGGCCAGCACTACGCCGATGTCGCACACGTCGTGGATTCTGCGGCACAATTCCAATCCGCGGGTGGGCAGGATTTCCGCCTGGTCGATGATGACGACGTGGTCGGTGCCGTCCAGGCGCTCGTAGTTTTCCTGCATGAGGTCGAACAGGGTGCCCTGCCCGTCGCCCCCCAGCTCACGATTGAGGGCAATGGCCACGCTCTTGGCGCTGTACTCGGGGCCGACCTCGATGCGGACGGTACTGGCCGGGTGGTCTTCTTCGTAGACCTCCAGGCCGCGCGTCTTGCCCAGGCCCGCGTCGCCCACGATCACGGCCACGTCCTTTTCCTGGTGGGCCATGCGCACCACCGTCTCGATGCGGCGGAAGACGGACGTCTCGACGACGTCCACGTCCCCGAGGTCGGGCCGCTCCTTGCGCTCGCGCTCCCGCTGGAGCCAGTCGAGGACGTCCTCGGCCACGCGCTGGTTGTCGCCCGCGTACCGATCCTTCAGCCACTGCGAGAAGGTGGACTGCCCAATGCCCGCGGCGCGGGCCGCGGCGTTCTGCGAGATGTCGTGCGTGTCGAGGTAGATGCGGGCCTTGGCCCGGGCGGTCTCCACGAGCGATCGATCGTCGTCGACGTCGAACGCAGCGTCGTTGCCTGGTCGGCCGTCGGGGGTCACCGGCGGTGACCCCTTACCCGCCTGTCCGTTGGTGGTCGATCCTGTAGATGGAGCTTGAGTAGTCATGGTCTGTATGGAGTTGGTGCTGTTCGATGATTGCGACTGGAGGCCCGGTCCTGCCAGACGTGGGGCCTCCAGTAGTAGGAGAGCAGTCGAGCGGGGCGGCGCTTAGCCGTCCTGCTCGTTCTGTTTCTCGCGTTCCTTTAGGCGCTTCCAGTTCTCGTCCAGATCGGTGCGATGGTCATCGAGAGCAGTCTTCGCGTCCTGGATCTGATCCTGGATGCTCATCAGCTCGTAGACAAAGCCGGAAACGGTCTTCCGATCGCCGTCGAGCGCCTGGTTGTTGGCATGATGCAGAAGCCCACACTCCAGCGCCCGAAGGCGGCGCTCGACCTCTGCGATTCGCGATCCTGCGTCTGCGAGGTTACTCATCTGTGTTCTGGTTCGGGTTCTTGAAAGCGTCGATTTGATCCTCTGGGTAGAGGTGGATGAGCGTCGCGGTCTGCTCGCTGACGTGGGCATTGGGCGTGTTCGCCACGCGGCCCACAGCCTGGAGAAAGGCCCGGTCGTCGTCGAATTTCTCGACCTTCTCCGTCGTCTCCTCTCCGCGGTGATCCACCACCTTGAGTTTCAGCTTCTGCCGTTTCATGCGGGCACCTCCTGCCGGACACCGGCACCGAGGGTCACATTGACACTGAAGGACGCTTCGAGCGCACGGGCCAGTGCTGCGCCGGTCGGGTACTCGATGCGCCCGTAGTAGCCGGTGCGCTCCGGCACCTCGGTCCCTGTCAGGTGCTGGCACACGGTGGTTCGGGCCACCGAGAGCAGGTCCGCAAGCTCGGAGCGACTGTACCGCGGCTTGCTGAGCTCAATCGTCTCTCGATACGAGCGAAGCCGAAGCTCATCCCCGCCGGGTGTGCGGAGGAATCCGTCACGGCCGCGGGACGCGAGGTAGGAGGCCAGGTCTTCATCGGCAACCGCGTGGGCCACCTTCCGCGGAATGCCGTCGGAGGCCGGTGCCTTTTTTAGGATCGTCGAGAACTCCCCACGGGTGACCGCGCTGCTGAGGCCGTTGTACGTCATGTCCAGGCGTCCGGCCAGCACCGTCAGCGGGCAGATCCCATCCACGAGATAGCTCCGCTGCTGCGGCTCATAATCGTCCCGGGGCACCGGCGTAACGATGCGAGTGCCATTCTCCCGGCGCACCTCGAATCGATCGCAAAGCTCCGAAAACCACCGCTCCGCACGGTGTCGATCGACGGGAACGAAGAGGGCGGTCCGATCCGGGTGTTGCCACCGGGCACCGTCTCGATCGAGGACGAGCTGAAGCCCGTCGTCCAGATGAGAAAGAGCATCTGAGAGGTCAGTCATCGTTACGAGTGATTGGTTGATGCGAGGTCGTTGCGAATCTCCTCCACCACGAGGGGCCGCTCCAGGTAGGTGCGGAACGGGCAGCCCACGATCCGGCGGATCTCCAGCCGGTCGAACCGGTCGGCGAAATAGTCCATCAGCCCGGTGGTCGGCTCCCGGCCCTCCTTCTTCAGCCGCTTCAGCTCCTTGACGCGGCGGAGGAACGTGACGTCCGACTCGTCCCGCGGCGTGGCAAAAATCTCCACGTCCACGCAGCCCAGGCGACTCGGCGGGCGGTCGGTCGTGCGGTGCAGGAAGGTGAAGGGCGGAACGGTGTGCACCACGGCCCGGCCCCACTTCTTGGCCCGCTGAACAAAGTCTCGTAGCATGGTCCTTTGGGGTTGATGAGAAGTCGTCGAGCATGAGGCACGCGGGGGCGTGCCGTCGTGGCCACGGGAGGACTCGAACCTCCGAGCCGGGGATCACCACCCCACCACGGAATTGAACCGTGTAGGCGCCCGTCGACAGGGTGCGAGTGTCCACTCTCGCATCATGGCCGGGCCTTCAGTTTTCGCACTGGTCTCGGAGCGCGTACCAGACCATATCCTTCGTCGCCTTCTCGGCCACGTCCCGGCGCTCGTCCGGACGCAGGTCCAGGTTCTTGCTCTCCCAGCGCATGCCCTCCACCACCAGCTCGACCGCACCAGCGCCGTACATCTGGTGCAAGAGGTCCGTGATCGGGTCGTAGAGCGACTCGATAGCGAGGTAGGCCGCGCCGTAGTCTTCCGGCTGCGGGCCGGCGGAGGACTCTTCCGTCCCGTCGCCGTCGGCCAGCTCCAGGCGCGCGCCGAATTTCTTCGCGGCCTGTCGCACGCATCGGCGGCAGATCCAGACGTCGGGGCCACGTGCGAGGTCGCCCGCAACGTCATCGGCCGCAGCGCCGCAAAACGAGCATCGAGGGCCGGGCGTCGAGGTGCCGGCCTGGGGGTAAGGATCATCCATCGTTGAGGTATCGGTTGATTCGGCGGTTTTCGTCTTCGAGGGCTTCGTACTCTTCGAGAAGCTCTTCCTTGTCTTCCCACGGCAGGGAAGGCCTGTTGAGCTTGGGCAAGAGCTCCCCAATCCGCTCCTTATTCTTCTCGCGTTGCTTCCGTAGTTGCTGCTCATTCATCGGGCCAAATTCGTAGGTCGTCAGAATCGTCTGTCGAGTCGTCTTCGAGGCTGCTCGGATCGTAGGGCGCCTCGTCCCGTCCGGCCTGCTGCTGGGCTTCGGCCTGCTCCTCCCACGCCGCAGCGAGCTCGTGCTCTTCCGGCTCGTAGGCCTCCGGGCCGTCGGGGTCAATCGTCTCTTCGTTCTCGCGCCGCTCCTCTTCGCGGGCCTCCAGATAGGCGTCGTACCACCGATCGAGCTCCTCTTCGGACGGCTGGTTCTCTTCGATCTCCTTCTTCTTCTCCTCCAGCTTCGAGACGTAGCGCTGCTGCTGTTCGAGCTGGCGCTGGAGCTCGGCCTGCTCTTCCTCGGAGCCCATCGTCTCGGCCAGCGGATGCACCTCCGGCTTGCGCTCGGCCAGGCCCATCAGTGAGCCGTCGTCCGCCCGGTAGATCCAGGCGCGCTCCGGGTCCTGCGGGTCGCGCTTGGCAAATGCCTTCGTGCCGCTCACCACCGGCTCGTGCATCCACTCCGCGGTATAGGCCACGTCGAGCTCGCTGTCGTAGAACTCGCAGCGTTGGATGGTGCGCTCCCGGCTGGTGCGCAGGCAGAGGATGCCGAGGTGCTTCGGCTCCACGAACCGCGGCTCGCTGCGCTCGGAGAAGAAGACCTCCTTCGGCGTCTGGCCCTCCAGGATGCGCCCGTCGGACGGCGTTCGGTTGATGCGCTCCGTCCACTCAGCCACCCGCTCGCGAAACTCCTCCAGGGTGCAAAGGAAGTCCATTTCCTCCGCGGCGTCCGGGTGCCGGGTCGAGGCCTTCCGCCGCCGCTCGGTGACCTCCGGTCGGCGCTCCGCATCCTGCCCCGCGTAGCCCCGGCTAAACTTCTCCAGCTTCTCGATATAGAACCGGAATTTGCGCTCGATCGTCTTCGCCCGGGCGTTGTAGGGCTTGGCAAAGGTGGCGTCCACACCGAGCAGACTGAGCACGTTGTGGCTCTTCTCTTCATCGATCGCGGGCTCGATCTGCTGGTTCTTCCGACCGCCCGCGAAGTCGTGGACTCTGTAATCTTTTCCGTTGTCGACGTAGACGCTTTCCGGCAGCCCGAAGCGCTCGCATGCGCGCTTGAATGTGAGGTGGATGCGGTCGGAGTTGGGGTGCTCCAGATAGACGTCGTGCGAGAGAATCATCGTGGATCTCGCGTCCATCCACGGCGTGAACCACGGGCGTCCGACCTCTCCCGAGTCGGTGTCCAGCACGAAGACGTCGAAGAGTCGGTGGTCCGAGAACCAGACGTCGCCCGCGGCCACCCGATTCCAGTCGCGCCGGATGTGGCTGCTTTTCTTCTGATAGAAAGCATCCTTGCCCTTCCGCATCAGCGTGATGACGTCCTCCCCTTCACGCTTCTTCGTCTGGTTGACGAAGGTCTGCGCAACCGGAAAATCGTCCACGTCGCGGCCCTCCTCCTTTGCGGCCCCATAGACGCGGCGCCAGCACTCGCGAGCCGAGCGGCGGTCCCGCGTGAGGTAGAGATTTTTGAACCGCTCGTAATCGGTCTCCGAAATCTTGGTGCCACGGGACGGACGCGGGTCCGGCATGAGGCCCACCAGGCCCTCCTCTTCGTAGGCGTCGCGGTAGCGATACCAGCTGGTCATGCTCACGCCGCCGGGCTGCGCTTCGTCCCGCACCTCATCGCTGTACTGCCGGCAGGCCTCCTTCTTCTTCTCGGTGCGCAGCTCGGCCGGCACCGCCTTGAAGAAACGGTAGCGCTTGCGCGCCTCCTCCTTGCGCCAGTCGGCCGCCACCTGCCACTCGTGGGCGCGGGTCTCCTCAGCCGATGGCGTCGGCAGATCGCCCGCCTCAATCCGCTGCTCTACCCACGCCTCCAGGTGATCCTTCGGGAGGCCGCGCGGGTCCACAAAGAGGCGTTTCCCGCCGTGCCCACGGCCAGGCTTGTAGGTGTAATACTCCGGGTCAATCCGGTCCCTGTTCACCCACTTCCGTATCGTGCCATTTGAGAGGTCCAGACTGTCACGTAGTCGTGGGACCGGGATTTCACGAAATGTGCCCTCAGCGTCGCTCACGGTCGAAATTCTAGATTTGCGAGTGTCACGAACTCTGTCACGAAGAAATCCGGTTCTTCGTGACAGTTAATTCCGCTCAGATTGCCCCTCCAGATACTCACGCCAGTCCGTCCGAATGCGCCACTGACGGCCTGCCTTGAAGGCGGGAATTTGCCCGCGCTCGCACATGCGCCGAACCGTTCGCGTGCTGACGTTAATCTCAGCGGCCACCGCTTTCGGGGGCACGCTGTACTCCGTGGATCTGCTTTCCATCGGTAACGTTATGCTTTTCGTGACTGACGTGTCTGTAATGTCCGCCTTTATACAATATCCCACAGCGGTATAAGTTTCAAGCCAATATGGGACAATCTGATTCGGATATACCAGCACGGCTTAGGAGGGTGGCTGATGAGCTCTACGACGGCAATAAATCGGAGCTGGCTCGTGCCTGCGGGATGAAGCCCAATAACTTTTCTAAGTACGTGAGTGAAAATGGTCGCCGTCCTGGTGCAAAAGTCCTCATTCGACTCTCCCATGCTGGTATAAATATGAATTGGCTGCTCCGCGGAGAGGGTCCAATGACCGTAGAGGAGACCGACTCCAACGGCTCGAAGCAGGCAATAGAGGTGAAGGACAAGGGCTTAGCGCATCAACTGGACCGGGCGGGCATCGAGTTGCAGCGCGTGCCCGTGCTGCGCGTGGAGGCCGAGGCGGGGGATGGGGTGGCCGTCTACGAGAGTGACGAGATTGAGGCCGAAGAGGAGTGGTTGTCCAGCACCTTCATTCGGCGCGAGTACAACGTGGCCCCGCACAAGGTGAGAACTCTACGGGTGCGCGGGAATAGCTTGAAGCCCACCATTCAGAGCGGGCAGCGCATCCGGGTCGCGGTGTGGGACGGCGAGCCCCTCTGGATCGATGCGGTGTACGTCATCCACCACAGCATCGGCGGGCTCACCATCAAGCGGTGGGGCGGGATCGAGAACGGGGACGTGGTTCTCGTGGCCGACAATCCAGACGTGAGTGATCGTCGGGTGGGGCGGGAGGAGTGGGCGGAGGACTACCGCGTCGTCGCCTGGGGGCTGGAAGTGGCCACGCCCCTGTGAATAAGAAATGCTCGACCGCCGTTTGAACAGCGATCGAGCGTTTTTCAATCAGTGCTCGCACGAGCGAGCAA